AAGGGATGGCCATTGTTGTCAAATGCCGGGGTGTAGTAATACTACAAGATTACATGTTCATCATATAAGACCATGGAGTATTGCTGCACATTTGCGATTTGAGCCAGATAATTTGATTACATTATGCAAGCTTTGCCATGATTCCATAAGAAATCAAGAGCATATATACGAACCTTTATTTATGGGGATTGTCAGGAGCAATGCGAATAATTCGTGATACTAGAGAAAAAAACGGTTGGGACTTTCCATTCAATGATGATGTTGAAATTGAGTCAAGGAAGCTGGACTGTGGTGACTATACTACAGAATTATTAGAAAATTTTGTAGTTATTGAACGCAAGGCGACTGCAACTGAAATAGCTAATAATCTTGGAAAAAAAGAAGCGAAGGCTAGATTTTACCGCGAATTTGACAGAATGCAAGATCTTAGAAAAGCATATATAGTATGTGAATTTCCAGAGTCCAGTGTGTATGAGTTTCCCAAAAATTCTGGAATGTCTCAGGCTAAACTCGCTAGAGTAAGAATGAATGGCAACTATTTGCGTAAACTTATTAGTCAAATAGAACAAGACTATAATAACATAGAAGTAATTTTCTGCAACGATAAAGAAGAAGCGGAGAGGTTTACATATGACACCCTCAAACACTGGGAATCGGAAATTATCTGATTCTTTAGAATATATACATAATCACTCTATTGATATTGAACATCGCATACTATATATTCACTCTGCACTAGAGACAGAGGAGTCTGGCGTTGATTTCAAAATGGCTGTTAATTTTCTGAAGAATCTTGATTATCTAGACAGTATATCCAATAAGCCAATAACACTAAAGATGATAAGTTACGGTGGTTGTTGGAATTATGGCATGGCTATATATGATGCGATAAAGTACTCCAAATCTAAAACAATGTTTATTTCTTACGCCCATGCCAGATCAATGAGTTCTATTATACCGCAGTCGGCAAACAAAAGACTTATCAATAAGCATTGTGACTTTATGGTTCATTATGGAACATATGAGGATAGTGGTGATTTCCGACAAGTAGCAAACGGACTTAAATTCACTGAAAAGCAAAATGATGTAATGATTAACATATATGCCTCACGATGCATAAACGGCCCATATTTCAAGAGCAAGGGAATGGACCATAAGAAGACCTTCAACTTTATTAAAAACAAAATAGAAAAGCTCACAGATTGGTGGATGACATCAGAAGAAGCAGTCTATTATGGATTTATGGATGAGGTTATATGAGTAAAGAAGAGACAATAAGAGAGCTAAATAATGCTTGGCTTAATCTTAAAATCGACGATAGATATGTTATTAACCCCCTTTCTCGTCTAAAAACTGATGATCCAGAAGAGTTTTATAAAAGATTAACGTGCCTATTTATAAATCCAGATTATTTTAGCTTCATTTGCAAGCACGTTTTAAATATAGAACTGCTGCCTATGCAGGCACTGATTCTAAATGAGATGTGGAATAGAAAATTTCCGATGCTTGTTGGAAGCAGAGGTCTGGGAAAAACATTCTTATTATCGTTATATTGCATATTAAGAGCTGTATTGATTCCTAATCGAAAGATAGTCGTCGTTGGTGCCGCATTCAGACAGTCAAAGTATTTGCATGATTATATGGAGAATATATGGAAAAACTCTCCAATATTGAGGGATATGTGTGACAGCAATAGCGGCCCTAGACGCGATGTTGATATGTGTAGAATGACTATTAATGGTAGCACGATTTCTGCCTTGCCCATCGGTGATGGTCAGAAAATCCGAGGACAGCGAGCAAACGATATTATTGCCGACGAGTTTGCGAGTATGTCCCGAGAGATTTTTGAGAACGTTATTGCAGGTTTCGCAGCGGTATCAGCGTCTCCTGTTGAAAATGTAAAAAGACTAGCGATGGAAGACAAAGCAAAGGAAATGGGTATTGACACCTCTATACTTTACAACAAGAAAAAAGAAATAGATCAATCTAAAACCAATCAAATCATATTGTCTGGTACTGCCTACTATGATTTTAATCACTTTGCAGAATATTGGAAGAGATGGAAAACTATTATTGAAACAAGAGGGGATATTAAGTCTATATCTAACAATGTTTTTAATGGAGAAGATGTGCCGATATCTTTTAGATGGGATGACTATTCTATCATAAGAATACCAGTTGATTTAGTTCCTAGAGGATTTATGGATGAAGGTCAAATTGCTAGATCAAAAGCCACTATACATAATGGTATCTATTTGATGGAATTTGGTGCAGTCTTTACAAAAGACAGCCAAGGCTTCTTTAAGAGAAGCTTGATAGAGTCTTGCGTTGGAACTGATATCAAGCCAATAAAAATACAAAGTGGGGAAGTGTATTTTGATCCTCTATTAAAAGGACGTAAGAATGACAAATATATTATGGCTATTGACCCGGCCTCTGAAGTTGATAATTTTAGTATTATCATTTTAGAGATTCATGCAGATCATAGAAGAGTAGTTCATTGCTGGACTACAACAAGAAAGGCGCATACTGAAAGAGTTAAAAAGGGACTTACTAAGGAAAACAATTTTTATAGCTATTGTGCTAGGAAAATTAGGGAGCTTATGAATTTATTTCCCATAGTTCACATAGCAATGGACGCTCAAGGCGGTGGATATTCTGTCGCTGAAGCACTTCATGACGTTAATCAAATAAAGGATGGCGAGATAGCAATTTGGCCCATCATTGACGAGAATAAACCACAACCTTCTGATGATGAACAAGGCCTGCACATTTTAGAGATGTGTCAGTTTGCTAAATATGATTGGTATTCTGATGCTAACCATGGACTTAGAAAAGATCTAGAAGACAAGATCTTGTTATTTCCTAGATTTGATCCAGTGACTATTGGGCTGTCTATAGAAGAGGACAAAGTAAATAATCGTATATATGATACGCTAGAAGACTGTGTAATGGAAATAGAAGAATTAAAAAATGAGTTATCATTGATTGAGGTTACTGAAAGCGTAAATGGGCGTATGCGATGGGATACTCCAGAGGTGAAAGCGGGAGTCGGTAAAAAGAAAAGGATGAGAAAAGACCGTTACTCGTCTTTACTAATGGCAAATATGGCAGCAAGAAATATAAATTTTAATGAGAAACAACTGACATACAATGCATATGGTGGATTTGCTAAATATGATAACAGTGACAGTAAAGCAAAAGCAACCTTTACCGGACCAAACTGGTTTACCGTACATATGAATAATTTGTATTAGTTTTTTATCTGTCTGGAGTATAATAGATTAGTCAGATCGTTATTCTATTCTATACAGATTGCTAGAGGATTAATATGAGTCCAGAAAACAAAACTAATAAAGAAGTAAAAACGCCTTATATTTATTGGACTTCCGCAGAAGATCAACAGGCGGCGTTTGATAAAACATCTGGTAACGTAGATAGCTACGATGGCGTTATGAGTTCTAGTGCAAGTCGCAGATCTTATATTGATATTGAACCTAATATTTCAGTACGAACTGACTTTCTAAAAGACGATTATTATCGTTTTCGCCCCTTTGAAGAACCGGCCAATAACTTCAAGCAGGCCATGTCCATGTGCATGAAAGCATATGACAGGGTTGGCATAGTTAAAAATGTTATAGATCTTATGGGCGACTTTGCTTCTCAAGGCATTACTTTAAACCATCCAAACAAGCAAGTGGAAAAGTTTTACCGCAAATGGTGGAACAAGATTAATGGCGATGAAAGATCAGAGAGATTTTTAAATATGTTATATCGCTGTGGCAATGTTGTCGTGCATAAAAGATATGGCAAAATAAACAAAAAGCAACAGCGTAATATGACTAAGGGACAAGAAGAGTTAGTTCAGTATAAAGAACAAAACACAATTAAGAGAATAATTCCATTAAGATATGACCTTCTTAATCCTTTACAGATAGAGGTAGAGGGTGGATACGCCGGTGCTTTTAGCGGCGAGAAGGTTTATAAGATGAAGATAACCAATTCAGTTAGAAAGTCTTTTGAAAAAAATGGCAAATATGTTGATAAGCTGCCAAACCCATTAAAACAAGCAATTAAAGATCAAAAAAATTATATCACTTTTGATGCGGATGCAATAAACGTTTTTTACTACAAAAAAGATGATTGGGAATTATGGGCTAATCCAATGGTTAATGCAATCATTGACGATATTATGATGCTTGAGAAAATGAAGCTTGCAGACATGTCTGCCTTGGATGGTGCTATTTCCAATATCAGACTTTGGAGGTTGGGAAATCTTGAACATAAAATTTTACCAAACAGGGGTGCTATTGATAAATTAAGAAATATTTTAGCTAGCAATGTAGGCGGTGGAACTATGGATTTAGTTTGGGGTCCAGAAATAGACTTCAAGGAAAGCAACACTCAGATATATAAGTTTTTGGGTTCAGAGAAATATCAGCCGGTACTTAATAGTATTTACGCAGGATTGGGTATTCCTCCGACACTTACTGGATTGGCTGGGCAGTCTGGAGGATTTACTAATAACTTCATATCTTTAAAGACATTAATAGAAAGACTAGAGTATGGAAGAGATCTGCTTCGAAAGTTCTGGGAAGCAGAAATAGAACATATTCAAAAGGCTATGGGATTTAAATCTCCAGCCACAATGCATTTTGAGCATATGATATTATCAGATGAAGCCGCAGAAAAGAATTTGTTAATTCAGCTCGCAGATAGAAATATTATATCTGTGGAAACATTGAGAGATAGGTTTGGTGAACTTCATGATATCGAAGATTCACGGATTAAGACTGAAGGTAGAAAGAGAAATAAAAGACAAATGCCTCCAAAAGCAGATCCATATCATAATGCAAATGTTGATTCTGAGTATAGAAAGATTGCCCTACAAAAAGGGGAGATTGGTATTGACGACGTAACTGTATTAAAGCCAAGACCGGTAGAAACACAAGAGGTTCAACCAAATAATCAGCAGGAAAAAAAGCCCGCAAATGAAAATGGTAGACCTCAATTTTCAAATGATACTAAGCCAAGGAAACAAAAGGAAGTGAAGCCAAGAAGCAAACCAGGACAAGCCACATTGTTAGTATGGAGTAATGAGGCACAAAAGTCAATAGCCAATATTATTAATCCAGCACTACTTAACTTTTACCAGAAAAAAAATCTCAGAGAATTAACAAAAGTCGAGCTTACGGATTTGGAAGATATCAAGTTTAAAGTTCTTTGTAATTTAAAACCACGCGAAGAGATTACTCAAGAAAAAGTGGCATCAATCATGGAAAAAAATCCAAGATTAACAGCCCGTCAACAACGTCTAAAAGAACAAATAAAAGCCGAGTTTATAGACAATAACAATAGAATGCCAACGGTAGATGAATTGCGTCAAATATATAATCTGGTTTATTCTTTTGATTTTGAAGAAGAAAAATAACTTAAATAAAATTTTTTGGCGTATTTAAAATTAGAAAGGCCTTCTTATGCAAACATATAAATATGAAATATCTGATGGTATTGCACATGCAGTAGAGAATAACAACTCTATTGCTTTTAGTTGCGATATATTACAGCAGAGAAAATTTAATCCAAACGAAGAAGAAATAAAGCGTTCTTTCGCATTTTTAGGCGAAGAACAGGAAAAGCAAAAAGATCTTTATTATCTTAATTCAATTTTAGTTTCAGCCGGATGGAATAAAAACGACGATGTATTTCCTGTTGATCAATTATGGGAAGCAAGAAATACACCAGTAAATAAACAATTCAATTACATGCATGATGATACAGATATCATTGGTCATATTACTGGCTCAATGATTGTAGATCATAACGGTAATAGAGTTCAAAAAGCATCGTCTGAGACAGAATTACCAGAAAAAATTGACATTATAACCAGTGCTGTCATTTATAAAACCTGGTCAGATCCAGGTATGAGAAAGAGAATTGAAGAGCTTACTCAAGAAATAGATGAAGGCAAATGGTCTGTTTCAATGGAATGTATTTTTAGTAATTTTGATTACGCAATTGTTGGTCCAGACCAATCACAAAAAGTTTTGTCTAGAACAGAAGAATCTTCTTTCTTAACAAAACATCTCAGAGCCTACGGCGGCACTGGAGAATATAATGGTTACAAGATAGGAAGACTTTTAAAAGGCTTTTATTTCTCTGGAAAAGGTTTAGTATCAAAACCAGCCAATCCAAGGAGTATAATTCTTAGCAAAGAAGTCGATCCTTTTAATAGTAAGGCTAATACTATAACGTTTAATAACTTTTTAACTGCTATGGAGAATCATAACATGAGTGATAATACCAAGCAGATTGAAGATTTACAGGCTGAATTAGAGTCAGTTAAGGCTGAATTTGAGACTGAAAAATCTGCAATCGAAACTCAAAACGCTGATAAGTTGGCAGAAATTACTTCCGCTAACGAATCCGCTCTCGCTGAAAAGGATCAGCTTATTGCATCTCTTGAAGCCAAGGTACAAGAATTGGAAGATTCTATTGCCGGTATGAATGGCGACAAGGAAAAGATGATGAAAGAAGCTGAAGCCTTTAAAAAGGG